ATTTTTAAGAACAGCCCAAAGCCTGCCACAGTTCCTGTAGCTAGTAAGGCAGGAATAACAAGATGCGCGGCTACTCCATTAAACAATCCCATGAACTTCTGAAGAGCAGCAGCTCCTTTATCAAGATAAGGAAGAACAGCGCTGGCGATAGTCATCTGGATACCTTTGAACATCAACTGGGTCTCGCGCCAGTTTTTCATCATCGTGTACCAAGATTGCAGCTTCTTATTGTCCCATACAAGACCAGAGTCTTGAATCATCTGCTTCAGCTGAGCAAATTCCTCTTTACCAGTGGTCAACCACGGAATAAGGGAGGTTCCAGCACGACCGAACATATACACAGAGAGGGCAGTTCGGTCTGTGGCATTACTCATTTGAGACATGCCATCACGGACCTTCATGACAAGGTCATAGAACCCAAGAGTTTTAACAGACGCGGCGTCGACTCCCGCATCAGAGAACTTCTTCAACGAAGCTTTTTGCTGCGCATCAGTACCCATAGTAGCCTGATAGTACTGACGGGAGAAGGTACGCAGACCCATGGAAGCGTGCTTACCGGTAACGTCGAACCTAGCCCACTGAGCAGTAAGCTTAGAAGCCTCTTCAGCAGAGGCCCCGGTCATACGAGAAACCAGCTTGATTCCCTGTCCATATTGCTGGAATGTCTTAATGGACCCTGCAACAGCTCCTGTAAGTGCAGTAAACCCGGCAGCGGCACCTACCTGAACAGCGCCTAGAGCTTGCGAGCCAGTAGAAGCCTGCTTACGCAATCTCCCAATATCCTGTCCCGCAAGCTCTAGTTGCTTGGCAAAGCGCGAACGGTCTGCAACCATGTTGAAAGCAAACTTCAGCGTTGTTCCGATTGCGCCCATCCGTACCCTCTCACTCGTCTACTTACCTAAACCCTTGAGACCAGAGAACCGGGCTTGCAACGCCATAATGTTTGCTCTCGTGGCATCTTCTGCACTCTGGTCTTTTTCCTTCTCCAAATAAGGCATAAAATCCTTAGCGGAAAAGGCCTTTTGACCTTTACCACGATTCACATTAGCGATAGTTGCTGCAATAATCCCAGCCCTTAAATCCGCTCGTTGCTCACCAAAGGGTTCGATAGCCTCGTAAATCTGCCATTCCGTCAGCTCGTGGCTATCTATCTTCTCTTCTAATTCCCGAACAGACCAGCCTAACTGGAGTGCGAGTCTGAACTTGAATCGTCGGCTGGGGTCTCCTCTGAGTCTTTTCCCAGCTTCTCAACCTCATCCTTGGACATACCAGCAAGCTTCATGGCGACGTCAAAGACGCGCTCAAGAGCCGCTGCCGACTTCTGACCAAGCGCCGCAACATCGTCTGCTGTGAACAGGCGGATATCGTTCTCGCCTACAACTGTCAGTGAGCAAAGACGCGCACGCATAGCCTTGGATTCGACACGCGTTGTGCCATCGGGATTAGTCACGACGATGCTCGACTCGAACTCGTCACGCTCCACACCCTTAAGGCCACGAACACGCACCGTACCACCCCACTCCGGGACCGCAACATCCTCATGCTTAAGGTCCTTAGCAGCAAGAATGTCGTCACGCGTGAGCAGGTGGAAGACGGGAACTGCCGTAGCTACGACCTCTGCCACTAGTTCCTGCGCCTCGGTCTTCGTCATGTCTTCAAGCATTACACAAGTCCTTTCCAATTAGACTTAGGGCCATGGGAACTTGACACTCTACGTTCAAATTCCCATGACCCATTATACACTAAGATAGGTTTTGCAACACCACACATGCGCCTACCTTAAAATATATGTTGTATTAGCTTACAGCCGGTGCGCCAGTCACACGAATAGCAACCGCAGCCGAATACACACCGGACACAGGAGCTGTCAGAGTGAACGTCTTAACCCAGCCTTGGAACGCCCACATCTGAGCACCATCATCAGTCATAACAGCCTGCCAATCGTGGCGGTCCTTCGACATAGAAAGCGCCTGCAGAAGCACGTGCGTAGGCTCAGACGGGTCGTAGTTGATATCGAATCCAACCTCGCCGTAATCGGTATCGCCGTCCATGAACTCCTTACCAGTCGAGTCATGTGTAGTGATGTCGATTTCGTCTGTTGCCGCAGACGGCATGGTGATGTCCTTGCACGCCTTAATGGACGTGTAAGACTGAGTCAGCGGAGTGTAGTGCAGAGCCGTGCCAGCGCCGGTAGTCGCCACCGGAACGGTAAACACGTTCTGGTTGATAACGTCCACCTTATAGGTACCGACCAAGTCCTGTGCGCTTGCACCAGTAACCGACGCAATAGTAATAGTTGCACCAGACTTTAGGCCGTGAGCAGTCTTATCGATAACAGTAGTAGTGCCAGCTTCAGAAGTAGCATCGGTAACAGGGGTACCAGCAACGCCACCGTCTCCCACCTTAATCATAGTTCCGTGTGCGTTTACACCGCTCATGGAATCACATCCTTTCGGGATTCATCAAATATGTTTTGTCACATGCTGCTTGATAAGGTCCTCATCAAGCGTCGCATAGGGGCAAGCCTTGCACTCATAGTTAAGCCGACCAGCCCACATAGTAGTAGTATACAATGAAGCAATCTTCTTTTGTAGCTCTTTTTCACGCTTTTCCGTTTCAACGGCCTTTTTTTCATAAGAACCGCCCGGATTATCCTTCTTCTTAGCACTAGCACGAGCTTCCGCAATCATCCTCTGAAGGAGTGCAGCTTCAGCCTGCTTCTCCGAAAGAGGGTCTTTCGGAACAGGCACAAAAACCGGAGGCTCTGGCTCAGGTGCAACAACCTCCACAGGCTCTTCTTCAGAAGAAGCCGCAAAAAAACTTACCTTTTTAGAGGGCTCCTTAGTCGGGGAGCCATTCTCATCAATATCCTTCATTAAATCTCCTCCGTCTCCACACGAGCCACAAGGGCGAAAGTGTGCCCCAGACCCACAGGTATTTTTGCCTCACTCAAATGAATTACAGGCTCTCCGTGCGTAAGCAAAGATTGCCTACAATTACCTCCGAGCGTCCTATCATTAGCAAACCTTAGAACAAGCTCCCAGACCAAGTCTATAAGCGAGTCCCAACGCTCTTCCATTTTCCTACCATCGTTATCTAAATACAAGGTAAGATTGTACGTGATGTCATGAACAAAGTAGTCCATGTCATCCTCGGTCTGGTCTCTAGTCAACCCATCGTACAATACAAGCAAAGCCGGATAAGGTTTTGGTATCTCCCTCATTGGATACGTGTAAGAAGCTTTTAGCAAAATAACTTCGTTAACAGACTCTTTTATGTAGTCTGCAAGCTCCTGCAAAATAGTCATGTTCTACTCCCACCCATCTTGGCAGAAAGATTCTTTGCCATCTTATCGGAGTAGTCGACCATCTTATGCTGCACAGCATCAGCGGCTGCTTGTAAAAAGTTATGAGGTTTAGGAGTTGTCTGCGAAAGTTTTCTACCGACCAAGTATGTCACCGAATCAAGTTCTGTAGACGTTGGCTTCAACACTTCGTTAACCCACAATCTAAGACTCGTTACATTTGGCCACGCTGGTCTAACGCCCCACTTTTTAGCGTTATCTTGAGTAGGGGCGTAAGGAAGCGCAGAACGCACAACAAAACCTTGAGCGTCAGAGCTAGAATCACTTTTAAGAGACTTTTTTAATTTCCCAGAACGAACGGGAACTTTTTCCTGCGCCGCTTTCACGCCTATTTCTTTTAAAGACTTGAACATCTTGGCTTGCTCTTTCTCCACAGCAGCAGCCATAGCCGTGAACCGCGCCTCTAGATTAGGAGGAGAAGTAGTACACTCAAAAGAGACGTTTATAGTTGCGTTAGACGCCATCACAATACCTAGCTGTAATAGCCCATTCCGGGCTGCCGCAAAATATCGTACACGTTAGGCTTTGTGGTCTTGGAAACAGCCATACGAAAACGTGGCTTAGAAGGATACTGAGCAAGGTCGTGCAGGAGAGCAGGAGAGAACACCTCGTCGCCTTTAAGACGCTGGACTAGGTCCACCCTCTGGACAGCGGTTTCACGCCTCAAAAGAGCCATAGACGCCATATTGCACGCTGCCCTAAGCGCAATATTATGTATCCCAGAAGGAACAGGGGTGGCAACCGTAGCCGGGTAAATAACCGTTCCCCACTTATCAATAACCGCAGCAACAGCAGTCTCTTCCGCCGTGTAATTACGATTACGGTTACGGTCGATAAAATCCTTAATGCTAACAAGCCACGAAAACACCAGAGCGTTTAATTTATCTTCAGCCGTCAGGGCGTCTTCAGCAGAACCCATGTCATCCTCTAGCTCAAAGTCCTCGGGCTTAATACCTGACATAGCAACAACGTCGTCCACAGAACTATAAATAGGGACATCTGCCACTAAAACCACCCCCTAAGCAGCGCTATTAAACGTTACCTAAACGCTCTTTATACTCAGCATAGTTATCTAGGTGCTTGGAACGTACATGATTCAAAGCCCCAACCTTTTTGGTGGCTTCAAAATCGCAATAAGGACAACTAAAAATCATTACCTCTGGCTCTTCAACTACCTCAACAAGCTCAACAAGCTCAGGCTCTGAATACACCTCAACCGGTTCAAGAACCTCAAGTTCCGCCACGTTATCAGCAGGAGATTCAGGTTCTACAACTAGAGGAGTGGTATCGACAACCGGCTCCGGAGGAGGTGGTGTAGGTACTACAAACTCTTCAATAACAGGCTCTTCGGCTACAGGCTCCTCAACAGCAGGTTCCTCAACAACAGGTTCCTCAAGCTTTGTCACCACAACAGGCTCTTCCACTGCAGACAGTCCCACTTCAATCTTATACACAGACTCAACGAAATCTTCCATGCCAACAACTTCCAAAGAAGCGCAAGCCTTGATTTCCTTGAACTTACTGACAGAAGGGTCCATCACAAATGTGTAGGTCCTACCAGCCGGAAACATCATGTTAGCTCTGATGACTCCAACCCTAGCGTTGTTACGCACCGAAATAACTTTGAGCACAGTAAGTCTCCTTCTAGATAAAGGGGTCGTCGGGCACTCCTATAAAGCGTGCCCGACGACCCCTATAAATCCGCTACTTAAGCCGGATTCTCTTTTTCAACGAGCGCCACGACAGCAGCATTCTCGTCCTCGTAGTTGACGTCACCCTCGAAAGCAAGAACGAAGTCAGTACGACGAAGCTTGGCCTCGCGCTCACGCTCAATCTGCACCTGATGGAACACGCCCCATGCCATGTTGTCCGGATTGGTCAACAGAGCAACCTCACCCTCGATAAGGTCGGCCTTAGCCGTACCACGGAGAGTGTGTGCACGCTCAAGGAACGGGCAGTAAACAACCTGCGTGCCCTTGAAGTACAGCGGCATATTGCTGGTCTGTGCCGAATCGCCCAGCTGGGTACCACGAGCACGGAGGCAGTCACGATAACCATCGTAAACGCTCCATGTCACGTAGAACTTCCAGTCGCCGGGGTTAGCAAGATACTGCTTAGGAAGCGCCTGCAGCATCTCGTTCAGCATGTTCTCCGGATAGGCGTCATCAGCCGGGTCGAAGTCCTTGGAGGCACCAACACCATACAGCTTCTGAGCAGCCTTACGAACCCAACCGTCTGTCTGAGAAAGAACATCATCCTGACCAAAAGTCAGATTGGTGTCGCCCAGCAGTGCATACTCCTCAAGGTCGCGACCAGCAGCCGCGCTGAAGAGGTCAATCAGAGTGTTCTCAAAGTTACCCTTCTCAATGTTACGACGAAGAGCGTCATCACGGAGAGAAGTAACAGCCTGAAGCTCACGAGCATTCAGCTGGTTGGTGAAGAACACGGGCTCAGAGAAATCCTCGCCACCGTTCCACGTAGTGTTCAAACTACGAGAACTTCCACCGGGAACATCCGGCCACGTCGGAGGCTTAGCAGGAGCTGCCGTGCGTCCCGACTTAAGGATACGAGTGACGAACCCGGTGCGGTCAATGTCGACGCGCTGCGAGGTCATCGGGATAAAACGGGCGACAGGCAGAACAACGGTAGAATGCTGCATCTGCTGTACGAACCGGTCAAACTTAGCAGGAGCAAGAACACTGTCACCAAAATCAGAAATCTCGGTGATGCCCTTGAACGCCGCGTCAAGCTTAGCTAGAAGTTGTGCATTACTATCTGGCAATTTAATCACTCCTCACAAGTCTTCTCAGACGTTGTAATAGGTCAACGAATCCGACGACCGAAAGCGTCTCTGCCGAAGTCCGGTGTGGGCTCCTCAGATTCGCTACCGCCATCATTAGGCAGAGACTTAGACGC